AAACCGAGGAATGTAAGGAGATCTATAACGTCACGCGCCACAAGGCGTGTGCATATTATATCATCCCCGAACACTCCCCAGCTTCCGCCCTCGTCAGAGCGGAAGGTGCGACAAGCCGAGACGACACATGAAAACAACATAGTTTGCAATGGAAACGTGAAACCGTTACCCATTGTCGACACCATATTGAGTTCATGAAGGCCGCGGGGCCCGCAATCAACGAAAGGTGTCCGAAGCTCCCACAGGATGGCAAAAAACCATTCCGGAAGGAGACAACGTAACATCTTAAGCGAAAGCGAGTCTGACGCAGAGGCTAGATCAATAGTAACGAGATTATCGTTAATACTGCCAAGCCGAGCCAACTCCCTGTTCTTATCTGGTTGCGTCGCGAGGTCGATACCAAATCGATCTTTTAAACGGCGCTCCAGCATTGCACCAAGCCCAAGCTGATAAAACATGTTCAGCGAGGGCTCAATGCAAATAGAACGAGAGATGTCGTTACTTTTCGGAACGAAGCACAAACGAGAGCTAGAAACTACGGAATAGTCCCGACAGTGGAGAAGCCGATTGATTTCGGCGTCCACCCAAGAAGGAAACCATTCGAGGTAGTCACTGTACATTTTGTACAGACTAGACGAAGTGCAAGTCAGGCTGGAGGCGAATAACTTAGAATATAAGTCATTCCCTGTTGCGCCGAGGGCAGCTCCAGGTCCGCATCTGCCATGATCCAAAAGATCATACCAGGACGAAACCAGAGGTGCACCCATAGGATGAAGAAAGTCGTCAATCACTTTCTGAAGGTGATTGACTAAACAATCCATCCTATAGTCTAACTTACCCCACGACCAATCCCTGCAAGCTTTATTCTTAGCAAGGAACTTTTCGAAGCATGCATCATCAGCACTACTACTAGTACGATCTACAAATTTCTTGTAGAAAGCCTGTAGTAACGACTGAACATACGTGCCACGAAGGTCGGCATCTGCGAACGTAGGAGCCTTAGGATGTGAAGCATAATACCTCACAAACTCAGGATCATATTGCTCACAGAGGTCGTCAACTAGCTTGGTATAAAGAGCATCAGGATTTAAGCCCATGACATTCTCCAACCTTCCCAGGAAAGGATCTATTCAGAGCAACAAACGCTTACGCTCTACATCAACCTCTCTTGCGAGAGATAAATGCAATAGCGATTCGTGTAAGAAGCTCTGCAACAGTCAACAGGAAAGGCGTTATCGATGAAACGAGCGTCCTAAAGGACGCCCGTGACAAGGGTATCACCCAGTCCTGCAGACTGCGCCGAGAGAGCCCCGATTAGGAGGCTCAAACCGGCGCGGATCTCTTCCGGCTCAGTAAAATCCGTACCGGCAGGTACTTCAAAGGCGGCTTTGAGAATTGCCACCTGAGGAGCATAGCCGGTTACGGGCGCAGCGCCCTTACGGACAATTACTGAGTACGTATTCCGAGGAATGTTGGGAATAATACCAGTGACAGGGTTAGGCACACCCAGCTGACGAAGCTGGGCGGGCTTGAATACTGTCAAGGTAAACGGTTTCGATACAGCATGCACGTCAACGCCAGTCTGCGTACCGCCTAAAGCGGTAACCGCCCACTGTTTCGCGTTGGGTGCAGGGGCCGTATCCGCCGTCAACGTGTAAGTTGGCGACGTCAAACCGGTTTGGGCACCTCCTGTAACGGGAGAAGAAGGAGAGAACATTTTACGTCCTGTACTGGAAAACTCCAGTTGTGGGTAGAACTACGTTAAAAGAAAACATCGGAGTGATCTCCTACCAGCAGGCGGACTACCTGGAAAACCGGGTAGTTGCAATCCGCATACTAGCAAGGGCTCCTATATTAAGAAACTTCGTGCTAGACCCAGGCAGCTTAAATGCCAATGGTGGCATAAGAGCAGACAGGGAAGGCACGAGGATATTCCTACTAAAGGATGTCCACTCCAAGGAACTATGTCCAGGAATTGTTGAACTGTAAATGGTATCATGCTCAGGAATGTTGAGCTTCAAACCCTTAGCAATACAATTGCTGCGGCGTTTTACGCTCTTCGAGACCCAAGCTATGTTGCCAGAACAGTACGACAAACAATCGATTATCGATCCAACATTGGAGAAATAATCGACTAAGAAGGAGTAAGGAATGAGTTCCCAAACTGTCGGGAGAAAGTCACGTGTGGATAAACCCCACGTATGACTTAGACCCGGAGCAGAGTTCTCATTACCTGCCCTCACGGAACCTGAGTAAGAAACCTGAGATTCACTTTCTTGGTGAATCTCCCAGCCCCAGGTGGCACCATGAGACGGAACTGTATAGCTGCGCAAAACAACCTGACCGGTCGAAGTTGACGCTGTGCCACTAAATCTATTAGTGACAAAGTGTTTTCCTAGACCGGCGGCTGTCTTGCACGCGCCTTCCAGATCCGATATCAGAGGACGCCACCCGTACTGGTACTCAAGCCATGAACCTGCAATAGCCTTGTTGACAGTATTGATCTTCCCCGACTGGGAGAGCTTCTTTGCCCTCCTATAGTAAGAGTCGATCCCCTGTCTAAGGGCTAGCGCGGGTCTTCTTATCATGCTAATGGTCTCGCGAAGCTCGCCGAGGAATGTACCGCCTTGAAAAGCGTTACATATATCCTTGACGGAAGCTATAGCTTTACCTTTAGCCTGGACGTCTGCGTTCGATGAAGATATGGTAGTGGGGTTGACTTCAACCCCAGTAACCGTGGATATAAGACCCTGCAAAAACAGGGTCCCAACCCCGGGACCATATGGATCAGTTGGGAGCAAACGGTACGTGTCAAAAGCCACGTCAGGTCTAAAGTGGAACTTATGTTTGAGTAGGGAATAACCCAACCCAACGTCAGAAACACCTAGGGACCTTCTCCATCCGGGCAAATTCTTATAGGTATCTCGATTGCCAGAAAGCGTGAAAGCCGTCTTTTGATCCACGATATATTGATCTTCGTGGAGATTAAAAGGCGGATCCGCGTCTCTCTTGCGTCGAACCCTAAGAGAATAGCTAACGTATGAAGGCGAGTTCTCAACTGTCATCGAATTTTACCTAGAGAAAGCTAGGACGCACCTGCGTGTTACACAGGAGAAAGAGCCACGTCTGAAGAGTGTTAAGCGAACCACTCAGACAAAATGAGGTACA